CCGTCTCTAAAGGTGAAGAGCGCAACTTAGGCGTCAGGAAACGGGGCAGTCGGCACACCGATTGTAGACCCCGTGTAGCCTCGCGCGCTGCCTTTTGTAATCCGAAGTTCGTCAATGTAGCCGGAAAAATAATGCTCAATGCCAGTGAAACTAATAAAGATTCCGATATTCAACACTTGACCGGAGCCTGCAGGCGTGGAGTAGTAGCCAGACCCCACCAGCGCGCCGTTGGCATACAGCCGCAGTGTTGTGCCGTCGTAGGACGCTGCCACATGGCTCCACTGATTCTCAGCAATTACATCCGGATCGGAAAATATCAAATTGTCTCCATTAACACTCCAGTACCACGCAATTCCGCCGTCATCTGTGACACTGAATCCCCATTCCCGAAAGCCTTCGATGCCCTTAGAAACGAAGTATCCGTTGTTGCGCAGCGTAGTCGGATAAATCCACGCCTCCACTACAAAATCCGTATCGTCTTCCAAAGACAAGGCTGGTGCGCTTGGCACAGTGATGTAGTCATCAACGTCTGTGAACGCCAACGAGCCGGAACCGAATTTCTTCTGTGCTGCGCTGGCCGCTGCGGAGCCTATCGCCGTCAGCGTTCTTCCGGCGGATGACGAATCTGTCAGGTTGCCGTCGCCGTGCAGCAACAGCGAGACGCTGGAGAAGTATGGGTCTGTCGGCTCAGATGGCGGCAGCGCCCCCGCTTGGCGGGCGAGCGGGCGAAGCAGTCTGGACGACATTGGCATGGCGGTGCGCTCTTGTAGGTGAGAGACGGAAACTAGTTCTGCGGCGCTGGTGTTATGGGCCGCGAAATTACCGTTTTGACCTGCTCGCGAAGCTCACGCTGACCGTGGGCAAGCTCCTCGAGCGTCTCGACCTGCTGCCCTTGGACGGCACTGATCTCTTTTAGCGTCTCGCTCGTCGCCTCGAGGAACTGGACGTGGGCCTCGACCATTGGCTTCACAAGCGTGCCGTTCAAGGAGATCGCCGCCTCGCGGCCCAGCCAGATGAGGATTCCCAGGAGCACGACTGGGACGCCAAAGCGTTCGGCGACCCGCAGCAACGAATCCAGGATGCCCTGCTTGAGTTCTTCGGCTGTCATCACAGCCTCACGACTTCATCGTCACGATGCAGACGGCGGCCGTCGAGTTCGTCGACACCGACACGAGCTTGATCGCTCCGCAGCCGTATGTCTCGTCCGGAAGGGCGTAGACGCGGGCTTCGGTCGTCGATGGGGCCAGCGTCAGGTCGGCAGCCGAGCCGTCGACCTTGTAGAGCCGGCCAAACGTGCTTGTCGTGGCGTCCGACGCCCACACTTGAAGCGTGGTGGCAGCCGTGCTGACGGTGCCCATCTCCAAGGTGCCGCCGGCAACGTCGTCCCAGCGGAGCGTCGTGGCAGAAGCCACAGACGTCGAAAGAGTGATCGGGACTGCCTTGAACTTACGACGAATCTTCGGCTCTGGCATGATCCGCACCTCCTTGTGCGTTGCGGGCCTCGAAGGGCCGCTCGTGGCGTGTCACAGGGCTACTCTTGTATTGTAGCCTTTTCCAGCCCCTCTATGGCCCCTTCGACGGTCTGCCGGAGACGCTCGATCGTCGACCAGTTGCCAAGGACGCGATCAACGAGCAGGGGCGAGATGCCGGCCTCGCTGGCGTGGCGGGCCGCCAGCCCGTGAATGCCGCCGGCCCCGCGGACGACCTGCCAGACAACGCCCCCGGCCGCCTTGATCGCCGCAGCCTCGTTGTCGAATCGAACGTCCGTGATGACGACATTCTTCCCTTCGTCAAGCAGCCGCTGCACGCGACGCATGGCCGTGTCGATCCAAATAGTCTGACTGACCGTGTTCCTGCCCCACTCCGTGCCGAGTGTCTGGAGAAGCTGCCTAGGCGAGTGGCCGCCGAGCCAGTCGATCGGCCGCTCCTTCGCCTCGCGGTCGCGCATCTCGTCGGGCGTCATGCCAGTGACGATCGCGACCATCTCGTACAGCGGGTCTGCGAACGCGACTCGCTCAAACCCCAAGATGCTCGCGACCGTGTCCTTGCCGCTCCCCGCCGCCCCGCACATGCCGATCAGCATTTAGTCGCGCCTCCCCAGCCACGCCGGGGGCGGGCTATTTTCCATCATCGCCACGCGGTACTGAAGCCGCTCGATCTCCTCCAGCGCCCGGCCGAGCGCCGCCGCGAGGGTGCCGTTCGCGGCCGTCCATGAGTTCGGGGGGCCGTATTTGTTGACGAGCAGCCATGCCCGCTGGATTTCGTCGTGGGTCATTTGAGAAAGATCGGGAGCACTTTCGTTACCCGCCCGTGTTCGTGGTCGATGATGACGAGGCTCTGCGATGGCGGCTGATATTCCGCCTTGATGCGGTCGGCGAAGGCGTTGTGGCCGATGAGGCACCCGTTCGCCACGAACCGATATGGAAGCCAGCTGAAGCAGTGCCAGTGCCCAAAGATGTCAAGGTCTGCCCGCTGCGCCTGGTTCCAGTTCGCGATTGCCTTGTTCGCTGGGATCGTCAGCCCGCCGATTCCGCCGCCGAATCGAATTGCATGGCCGTGGTGCGCCCGGACGATGAAGCCGTCGAGGTTGATGTTGTTGAGATAGCCCTCGCCGACCTGCCACTCGACGGTCTTGCGTTTCTCCTGCCCCGCCATCGTCAAATAGAGGTGCTGCTCGAACGAGTGGTCGTTCTCCGTCGCCATGCGCGGGAACTTCGTGCTGCGGCCGTGATTACCGCTGCACGTTGCCACGAGCACCGGAGCGATCTCCTGCATCGCGTCGATCACTCCACCCAGGCGTTCGCCGGCCCAACGGGTCGCGGCCAGCGGGGCGAGCTGCGTCACTTCAACGAGGTCGTCGTGAATATGCCCCGTGATGAAATCGCCGAGCGCGGCCACAACGATCCGTCGGATGCCGGTCAAATGCTTCTCGTGCTCGATGAGCATCGACGCGCGCTGGACGAGCTGCTGAATGCGACGGTCGGCGATCTCCAGGGTGAACGTGTTCAGGTTTCTGCAAGTCTCGGGCCGCACTTCCTCTTCAACGTGCCAATCGGAGAGCACGAGGATCGCGGTAGCCTCCGGCCTGCTTTGCTTGGGCCGCTTGCGGGCGATCTTCTTTGACTTGACGTCGGAGAGCGCCGTCAGGCTCGCAACGGCGTCCTTCTCGGCCTCGAGCCGGTGGAGCGCAGACTCGTACTTCTTGCGAAGCGTCGAGAGTTCGCTCTTGAGCCTCGCCGCCTCGGCGTCCTTGCCGACCTCTACCTGTCGCTCGATCGCAGCCAGCGTAGGATTGTTGTTTCGCTTTTTGGCGCGGGCCATGATTCCTCCTTGCAGCGGGCGACGATCCCCTTGAACACCGATAGAATCTGCACTCCTTGCAGGCTTCCCGACTGCCAGGCTTGGCGAATCTCTTCCATCTCGTCGCGGGCGTGTTGCGGCAGGTGCTTCGTCCATGTTTTGTTGGGCCTGTTTTTCTTGGCGTCCTCGTCAGCAGCGAGGATGCAGGCCAGCAGGCTTTTCTTTGGCATCAGTCCTCCCTCTCTCGGTATCCAAGCGTCCAGAGAACGCGGGCGATGTCGCGGGCGCTCTCGGTGATGTGCTCCTCCGAAACGGTCGGGAAGCAGACGTGGAGGAGTTCGTGAATGATCGTCTCCAGCCGGCTCCGTTTGGCGAGCTTCTCGTCGACCAGAATCTTCCGTGGCATCTCCGGGTTCTTGGCATCCGGCAGATACGCCCAGCCGGCCGCCTGGCCCTTCAAGCGGCAGAACCGCAGGAGCCAACGAGCCCCGGCCACGGTGAAATGGTGGTCATCCGGCATGGGGCTATATTGTCGGCGTGTAGGCTATTCGGTCAATGGTGGTTTCTGGGCTTTTCGGGCGTTGGAGATTGCCCGTTTTACCAAGAGGCGGGCCGCAGTCTCGATAAACGGCAGCTTCCGCTTCGTCGCCTCCTCTTTCAGCCAGCCAACGATCTCGTCGAGGCGTTGCTCGCAAACATCCGCGCCCCACGCGTTCATAGTGGCGGCGCGCTGGTTGCATGAGCAGTTCGGGGTTGACGTAATGCCGAGCCGTGACAGCATGGCCTTTAGTTCGGTGCCAGGACCGTTGCCCGGTGGTGGTGGTGGTTTTGAAGTTTCGTCTCGCGGCTGCGAAAAATCCTCTGCGGACAGTTTGCTAGAGCGCAACGCGACCGGGCACACCGCAACGGGAGCGCTGGGCAATCCACCTTTTCGTATCGTGGTGTCGCACTGCGGGCATACCCACGCCTCGCCCTGGCTTTCCCAGTTGCAGAAAAAATTCATCTCTATCTCCGTCTTGGCGTCCCGTTCGTGTGGTCTGGGCAGTTCCCTGGTATTGGTGCGTTGAGCGTGAGCGTAGGCCCGTGCTGCACGACCACATACTCCCAGTCGCGCGCGGCGTTTGGTGGGACGGGAAACAAAACAGGCTGAACGCAGTCGCCGAATTCGTCACATTCAACAGGCCCGACCAGGTCTTCCGCGTCGGTGTACGGCACTTTGCATTTCGGAATAAGCAAAGCGTGGTTTGGCGGGTTTGTTATCGCCCCCTCAAACGCGCTTTGATGACTGAGCGCCAGCGGCGGCGCATAACTGTTTACGCTGCCGTTCCCCCACACTTTGACCAGCGGGTACGTTCGGTTTAGCAAGGAGTGGTAACATTCCTCAAACGCGCAAACGCTGCTGCGAGGAACGAATGGCGGCATCGACCCGCTTAGAACATTGTGAGTCGAGAACGCCTCGTGAGAGTAATTTCTTGGAACGGTCGGCTCTGGTGTTTGCTCCCCCGGCCCGTGCCCATGCCACCCAAGGTGCCCCTGCAAAAACCATTGCTGCTCTGACGTAACGACGCCGCCGCCAACGTAAACATTTTCAAGCATCCAGAAGTAGCCAGCACTTTGATCGGCGTAGTCTCTCCCGCCAGTCGGCATAAGACCGGGGGGCTCCTGCGAGCCGTCGCACCGAGGCGACACGCCAGGGTGCTTTGGGTCCATCGTGCCCTCCGGCGGGGCTACAACCGACACGCTCGTCAGTTCTCCAAACGTGGCCGACCCCCAGGTTGTGTCGAACGTGCTTGCGATGTACGCGCCGTATCCCAACGTGGAGTTGATCACTACGGACACCAACGGGTTTTTCTTACCGACCGTGTATTCGGTTCTAAACATCATGCCGCCGTGCACGACTTCAAGTTCCGCGATCCCACCACTTTCCGTTACCGCTGAAACGCGAAGGCGGCAGATAGACGGCTCTTGGTGAACGGCTTCCCCCCACGTCCCGTTGACGGGGTTATATAAAAGCGACCTATAGCCGTCGTTGTTGAGCAGCGATCGCTCCCCGTCGTACCACGCACCGTTGGGGCATTGCTCCGGGTTGTCTCCCCCGCTGGCTTTCCACATATCATTTACTTCGCGGCCGCCAACGGGGCTCACGCTGAACTCCTGGCCGACTGTGTAACCTGTGCCTCGCTGCGCCTGATCTACGGTCGCGCCGATCACCGGGAAGTAACTGAACCTGTCGAATTCTGGCGTGTGTTCGCCGTACGGAGTGGCCGGGTTCGGGAAGTTGTGCTTCGCGGAAAACTGAAACGACGCGATCCTCGCGCCTGTGCCGCCGCCGAGCGTAGGCACGTCCAGCGGAAGCGTCGGCTGGACGTGCCGCTTCTCTCGGTAGCAGTATCCCGCGCCGCCTGCTTCAACGACGGCACCGGTGAGGCTACTGCCAAAGTCGCTCTCGTTTGCGCCCCATGCTCCAAAGATCGGCCGCACGACAGCACCACCGCCGGCACAGTTTGGATACGGAGGGAATAGGTACAACGCCCTTGTGACACCCAGGTCGCTGGATCGTTCAATAGTCGCCCCAAAAGGCCACGTGCTAAGAACTGCCTCGATAGAAGTCTCGCAAGCGCGGCGGGTAATCATCAACTGCAAGTTTGTAAAGTTGCTTTGATTTCCACACCCTTGCTGTGCCCGCGTTGGCCCGCCGACAGCCTCCCAACGCAACTCACACAGCACCTTCGCTTTCCACTCGTAGTGCCCGCGATCGTCTTCGGCGGCCGGCGGATTGACGGGCCTTTGAAAGCAGAAGGCAAGGCAGTTGCCGTTCGCGTCCGTCTCGTCGCAAACTTGTACGGTAGCGTAAGCGCCTGGGAAGTCGCTGCCGCGAATGCGCCAGTCAAGGATGCCGCCTTCTGCGTCAACGTCTGACACGATCGCGTGTGCGACTTCGATTTCGTCACACGCCGGATCGTCACAATGCCACTCGATCGTATCCCCAACTGTGTAGCCAATGCCTGGAAATTGGACAGAGCGAGGATGGCACAGCACGCGACCGTAGCCCGTATAGAATTTCGTTTTTTCTGCGCCGAGTTTTACGACGTTACAAAACGGCGGGTCTTTGAATTCCGGGTTTTTGAAGATCGGCACGACCTCCAGGGCGACTATCGCCCCCTCGCTCGTAACCTCGGAAATTCGGATGCGCTGGTAGAGGAGCCAGCCGCCGAGAACTTGTTGCCCCGAGTAGCCGTATTTATCAACCCACGTCGGGAAGTACGGCGGAACGCACGACATATCAAAGCCCGTGAAATACTGAATCCGCTCGCCACCCAGCGGCCCTATAGCGTTGTCGTAGTTCACATAGAAGAATTCACCGACCGCATAGCCGCCGCCGCCGTCGTGAATGTCTACTCCAATTACCTGCCAGTCCGCAGGAAACCTACCATTTAAATCCGCCTCATAACTTTGCGGCCCGAGCCTTAGGTAAAGGCTGGCGCTGTGGTTCAATGCTTGGTGATACGGGAACAAATGAGGTTTGACGATACCTTGGTTTAGGCCAGTGCATTTACCCCTAAAACAAATCTCGCCGCCCTCCCACGCGTACCACGGGTTTCGCTTTCCGCAGCGATAGTCGACGATAAATTTATCGCCGTCGTTCGGAAACAAAATATCATGACAGTCCCACGGCGGGCCAAGGAACACCCACTCACGGGACTCCGCGACGTTGTAGATAAGGTGCGCCTCGGTAACGCCTGGGTACTGAGACACGCGGGCAGGCGACAACGGAACTTGCCGCGTTATAGTTGCCTTCAACTGCGGGCGGACGTAGTAGTCGGGCCTGCGGCATACATAGGTTGTGTTGAGGTCGGACTCTTGCACAAACCTTCCAAACACCCCTGTTGTGCCAGTAACCTGCCCCCAATAAAGGCTGCCAGTTGGCCGCGTGCAGAATAGGCTATCCCCTGGCGGCGATCCCTGCGGGTCACACAATGCGGTGTTGTCTGTGTATGTAACGTCCCTGCTGCCGCAAGTGCTAAGAGGCTGTAAGCCTGCGCTGACTTGGACTGGCGGAAATGCTGCCGGGTTCCACGGCGTGTACCCGTCAGGCGACGCGTAAATCCACTGGCCCCCAAAGTCAACGCACGCCCCCAAGTCCGTAAGCGTCTGGCAGTCTAGAGTTTCGGGGCGGCCCATCTCCACGAGCATCCCGTCGTAGCACCCGTGCGTTTCAATGTGCGGCCCAACTTTCCAGACTCCATCCACAAACTCAAACGCCGGGCAGGTTTGGTTGAACTGTCGCAGGTAGCCAATAAACTCATCAAACTGATTGAATTGTGGAATCCCTGGGACGCCTCCAGGAAACCAGCTCACGACGCCACCCTCTGGAATTCCAGAAACCGTCGCAACCACTGTTTCCGGCGTGCAGCAACGCATCTCCGGGCAACAGTTGCAATCGTCTTTGCTGTTGACGAGGAAGCCGGGCATTTAGCACTCCACAGCAATCAAGAGCCAGAGTTTTCCGTAGGGCCGCATAATCGGAATCTCCTGGCCTTCGTCATACGTCACTTGTCCGGTGTCGAACTCGCCTGCCAAGTCCGAGATCGGCACGATGGCGCACCACTTGAGAAGGTCGCCTTGCCCAACTGGAACGTGACTGAACCAGTTGATCGTCACGGCAAACACGGGATCGCCGAACTCGTCTGTTTCGGGAACCCAATCGGCTGGGCCGGCCGGATCGTCTGGCTGTTTGAACAGTTGGACTGCCTTCACGTTTAGCGGTGGCTCGTTCGGCCATACGCCGGCGGTCTGGGCAAGGCGGATGGGGAGGCCGCCGCCGCCGCCCACCCTGGGAATCGTCTCGAACCTCGTCGGTATCTTCGTCGCCCCCGGCCCGTCGGGCATCCCGTCAACACGCGCGATCGTGCGCTTGATGTCCTGGCGAAGGCCGTCGCTGATGAGGAAGCCGCGTGCCATGGGTTAGGAGAGACGGAGTTGGAGGAGCTGGGTGAGGTTTGTTCGTTCTTGAACCTGAACACGCCAGAGCTTCACTGGCGGGTCTGAGTTTGGCGATCGCGGCGTGCCATCGTCATTAAGGGCCACGGGCTGGGCCGATGGCTGCTGCCGCACGCCGCCGTCTTCCGGGTCATGCACTGGAACCATTGCGCGAACCTTGGCGTTTGCTGATATGCCGTCCATCAGCGCGAACGGAACCACCACCTTGCCGCCCTGGTGCTTGAGGGGCTGGGCGAACACTTCACGGTCGGTCGTGCTTGACGGCGTGAACGTCTTGACGTTGTATCCCGTGTGAGGGATTACCGTGTCCCAGCCGAAATCGTCTGCCGGGTAGTCTGGTATCTCGACTTTGTTTGGCCGGTACGCAAACTCATACGAATTCATAAAACCACGGTATGTGACTGTCCCGAATGTCTCAACGTGCCCCTGCGCCTCGACGCCTCGAAACAAAACGGTGTTTGGCTTGCAGGTCAGGTACGAGCCGAGGTTCATCGTTTCGATGTTTATCTTGCCGCATTCCCCGGAAAAAATTGTCCCAGGAAAGAAGTTGAACTGCGTCACGCGG